TTAAGTTCCAGGCCTTATCTCTGAGACTTCGATCCGTTCTGTACTTGATGCCGGGCTTAGTGTCAGAGTGATAGACTGCGCGCCTACGGGAATGACCGCGGAGCCCGCGATCATCGGCGTAGTAGTTCCATCGAACGCCACCGATTCCGCGCCAGAGGCGAATATCGACAGGCTTGTGATCGTTCTGTTTCCGGTCACAGTCACGGTGACAGGCTCTCCAATATTAGACCTTATGCCGATTTTGCCGTTGGCCGCACTCGCCGTTGTGTTCGGATCGTACAGAACGCGAGATCCGTCAAGAGGGAATCCGTCGCCCTGCAGATCGGCGAGGTCTCTCATCAGCCAGTCATTATTGAGCGCGCCGTCCGCTACTTTTGCGGAGGAATACCCCGAATATGTCAGCGTAACTTCATCGTCCGGCACTTCCATTGTGATTAGTACCGTCATCGGATCTCTTATTTGTTTTGCGTTTTGGACATCTATCTCGCTCATGCGTTCACTCCGTGCGCGTTGATGAATTTAAGTTCCAGGCCGATGCCGGACCATGCGATATTGCCCTGCGGGTCTGTCAGCCTTGTGACTTGAGCGCTGGTCGCCGTCGGTATTACCGACTCCGTGACAGCGTCGTTCTGTTCGTTGCTGAATGTCATCTGCACCTCGCGTCCGGATAGCTCGAGGATTGCCTCCAGCTGAGCTTGTGGGAGGTTATCCCACGACAGGGTTAAATCCTTATAACGCCAGCCGACAACGTCCGCGCAATACTTCCCTGTGCAGGTTTCGATCTCCCCGGCGTGGATCCACTCGCGCTGGAGCGTAAACTCGTTTCCGCGATAGATCTCCGTCCCGCCGATCGTTATAGTGTTGAATACTCCAATCATCCGAGAATCCTCTTCCACTTGTCGTATGTTTTAACTGTCTCTTCCCCCATCTTCGGCCCTGAGGGGTAGAGGTATATCGGGATGACGATCTCTCTTCCCTCGCCTCCTGCTGCAGCCGACTGCATAAGCATAGCGGTGCTCATACCGCTCACGATGCTGTCGGCCATCGCGCCGAGCATTTCCTGCAGTTTCTCGATCGGAAGCACCGCTTCGGGTCCTTTTTCGCCGACGCCGATAACGCTCGGGCTTCTGAATATGCCGCCCTTTGCGTACCAATCGATGCCCAGCGACGGGATCGAGCCCTCGAGCAGGTCGCTGAGCTTCCAGCCTTTTGGCTTGATCTTGAAGTGCGGGAGCTTGATCTTTGGCAGTTTGAAATCGAAGTTAAATACGTCTTTGATTTTTTTAGCGATCTTCTTGATGACCTCCCACGCTTTGCGGAATGGCCAGGTTATGACCGAATACCACGTAGTTATTATGGTCTTGAGCACCTCGCCGATCTTCTTGAATGCTCCTATAATGCCGTCCTTTATGCCGACCACGAGGCCGACTACGGTCTGTTTGATGCCCTCCCAGGCTTTTCCAGCAACGTTCTTTATTGCTTCCCACAGCTTGGAGAAGAATTCCTTGATCTGATCCCAATGCTTCACGATGAGAACGATCGCAGCGATCGCGGCCATGGCCACGAGCCCCCACGGGTTAGTGAGGAGCGTGCTCGCCAGTTTGCTGAAAGCGCCGGCCACGCTCGTAAACCCTCCGATCAGCTTTGGCAGCACTGTTATGAGCCCGCCTATGCCGATGGTCATCCGTCCGAGGATGGAGAGCACGGGCCCGATTACTGCCAGGAGCCCTGCCATCTTGATGATAAAGCCTTGAGTCTCCGGGCTGAGGGTTTGCCATTTCGCTGCGAGATCCTTCAGCCAGCCGGAGACCTTCTCCAGCGCCGGCGCGAGCATCGTAAACATCGAGTCGGCGATCTCGTAGCCGGTGATCTTAAGGCTATTAAGCATCATCTGGAATTTGTCCGCCGGATCTAAAGTCTCGTTGAACGTGTTCTCGACTGAGCCGGAGGCGTCTGTCGCAGAGCTCGCCAGGGCGTCAAAGTCCAGCGAGCCGTTTCGTGCTGCGGTTGCGATCGCAGATCCTGCCTTCGCTCCGAAGATCTCCGCGGCAGCGTTCATAGCCTCGGCCTCGGAGGATGCGCCCACGATCGAGTTTTGAATCTCTGACATGACCTCCGGCAGCGCTTTTCCTTCCTTCGCGCCGTTGACGATAGCCTTGTTTAGCCCCGTCATGACTTTAGATCCGTCTGCCTTGAAGCGATGCCGCATTAGTTACGAGGCTCTCGCTGAGCTGGTCCATTCCGATGCCGGTGTCCTGGCCGACCTTGTTAAGCGTGTCAAGGATCATCCCCGCGTCTTCAGCTTTAAGCCCGTAGGCCTCCATGATCTTCTGGACCTTGTCGACTGAGTCGGAGACGTCCGTATCGTTCAGATCCGCGAATTTGATAAACTTGCCGGACAGATCTTCGAGCGCCTGTCCTGTGAGTCCGAATCTCGTATTGACCTCACCGATAGCGGCGCCCGCCGTCTCAAAGTCGGTAGGTATCTCCTGAGCGAGATTTTTAACAGACTGCTGCATATCCTCCAGGGCTTTACCGGAGGCGCCGGTCTTCTTAGTCACAAGGTCGAGGCCGTTGTCGACCTCCTGCCATGCCTTGACAGAGGCCGCAGCTCCTCCAACGATCGGCGCGGTGACGTATTTACTCATGCCATCGCCGGCGGTCTTCATCTTGCCGCCGACGTCCTGGACCTGTTTGCCGAGCTGCTCGAATTTGATATTGTCGAGCTTCTTAAGCTCGCCTTCAAAATGGGTCAGCTTGCTCTCGGTCTCAATGATCTCGCGCTGAAGCGACCGATAATCCTCGGAGGTCTTATCGACGGCCGGGTCGTCGTCGAGCTTCGCCTGCGCTTGTCTAAGCGCCTCCAGGCGCTCTTTAGTCTGCTCGACCTTCTGGCCGAGTAGCTGCTGCTTCTGCGCGATCAGCTCGGTGTTGCCCGGATTAAACTTGAGCGCGCGATTAACCTGCTTCAGCTCAGCGTCGAGCCCCTCCGTCTTTTTATCGACGTCCGTTATGGCCTTGCCCAGCTTGGTCGTGTCGCCGTTGAATTCGATCGTTATTCCTTTGATGTTTTTACCGATCGCCATCTCTTACCCCCAGAAAGCGTCCCAATCTGCCTGGGTCGCTTGTCGTCTTATAGGTTCTTCCTTTTCCTTGCCTTTTCCTTTGTCTGATTTCCCGATTTTGTGGAGCTCGTTATACTCGACCACGTAATCTATGGCCTGCCCGATCTCCATCTGCGAGAGCTCTTCTATTCGCAGCCCTCTGTCGACTCCGGCGATGGTAACAGTGTTGAGACTGACGGGATCGCCTTTTCGAGCTTCGCCAGAAGGCTTTTCGCGTTTTTTGAGCTTGAGCTTGAATCGAGAATGATATATAAAAGCGCCGGAGCCAGCTCGTCAACGAGCGGCATCCGGTCGAATGAGTTCGCGTACTTTTGCGGATCCGGCGTGGCCGGGTTCGCGTTCTTAACCATCGCCCATAGAATGTTCAGGATCGTGGTCAGCTCCATTCCTGAGAGCTTGATGAACATATCCACGATATTATCCGAATTCATGAGCGCCAGCGCCTCTTTTGCGCTGAGTTCGTCGTCCTTCGTCTGGTCGTTCGTGACTACGGCATCCAGTACATCACCGAAGCCTGCGACGACTGACTCGATCAGCGGCATTATGTCCGGCAGGATGTCGTGCCCGAATTGCCGCTGGTAAATGTAGAGCCAGCCCATGGAGCTGTTAAGCTCTACGGGCTGGTCGTTAAGCATTAGCGTTCTGATCATGTCGTTTCCTCCTTTGGGCTTTCGCCTTAGCTCGCTGCTGGCAGCACCGGCTTCGGCGGGTTAGTGAACAGCGTATCGTAGGCAGCGTTCTCCGGCTTATATCCCACGCGGATAATGCCGGTTCCATTGTCTCCGTTTACTGTGAACGGCAGCGTCGCGGTCTGAGGCTCTACGCTCTCCTCGACCGTCGCGTACTCTCTGGAGATCTGGCCCAGGGAGACGTTGTAGAGGATGCCTCTTCTCTTTTCCTTGTCGCCGTTAGACTCGAACATCATGTAGACGTTCTTGTTCTGCTTCCCTTTGATCTGCGCGACTCCTCCGTCGTCGAGCTGCACGTAGTTCATAAACGCCAGCTTGAAGGCGTCGGTGAAGAGTGCGTTCTCGATCTCGCCGGAGTAGCCGTTGTCAGAATAGCCGCTCCAGTATGTCACGT